AGTGCATCGAACTCAACCAGTAGCAAACGGTCAGACAACCCTCGTTGAGCTACGTCTTGAAGCCTGTTGTAAGCTAAACCAAGCACTCCATCTTTGGACAATACTTCATTTGCACGCCCCTTTACTGTTTGGGCATTTATATAGTCCCCACGATCCTGCATGTTGTGTGCAGACTTTCGATGTAGCTTCTCCATGCTCGCTACAATCTGGCTAATGTTGCGAACAGGAACAAGCACCTTTGCTTTCTTGCCTAATGCAAACTCAGCCAGTTCCAGTAGGCTAGTCCAACCCCTGCCCTTATCTATAACCACAGGCTTATCGGTATCGTGGTATGCGTGAATCATGGCGTGTAGCACACGCTGTAGGTTCTTATCATCTGCTAAGTCTTTAGCTGCTTTGTGTTCCAGCCACTGGTTCCATGAATTGCGTAGCACGAACAATGATTCGTGACACGCACTGGTAGGTGTTGCGTGAACGTCTGGATGCTGCGCTAATAGGTTGCAAAGGAGGGTTGACCCGCTCCTTGGCAATCCGCAGACGAAATGGATTTGTTTCTCCATTAAACGATATTCAACACCCCACCATTGTTCCAGACAGACCCAGCAGGGAGTCCAGTAGCTGACGTTGGAATAGACTTGATAGACAGGTTGTTTACAAATGTGCAGTTAGTTCTGTCTGCTGTGATGTCACTGCCAACGATCATTGCCTTTGATTGACTGTTCGTGTCGTTGCTTGCACCACCAAGAACTGCGCTGTAAGTGCCAGATGCTGTGTTGTTCCGACCTCCAGAAACAACGCTAAAATTACCTTGAGCTTGTCCAGTATCACCAAATGCTACAGAAGAGTATCCAGATGACGTAGATTGGAAGCCCCCACAAATATCTCCATAACTACCAGAAGCTGTGCATTGCCATCCTCCCACAACTGTAGAAGAGCCACCAATACCACTTGCCGTGTTCCCGTATCCACCACTGATTGTGCCTTCAGATGATGTGCAATTATTGCCCATCCCACCACCGACTACGCCCCAGTAATTAGATGCTGTGTTGCCCAACCCTCCAGATATTACAGATCGAGTCCCACTAGCTGTATTGTTCGCCCCTCCAGATATTACAGATTCAGTCCCACTAGCTACCTGTGTAGCTGTTGTAGTTTTAGTTTGTAAGTTTACTGAGTAAGTTCCATTGGCATTTGGTGTTACCAGATTATCAGCAGCCGCAGCTTCGATTTGATAGGTTGAGTCAGTTCCCTGCACTGTTCCTCCACCACCACCGCCAGCAGCTTGCCATGTGCCTACACCAGTTGCATCAGTAGTAAGAACGTAGGTATCAGTTGCGCCTGTTGGCATTGTGAAGCCGTCAAACAGGTGCAGGTTTTCTGTGTGCAAAGTGGATGTCGCAACTGATGTTTTACCATTACACCCTACTATGCAACTATCATTATGTTGAAGTGTATTGTTTGCACCGCCAAGAATATTTCCACGCACACTTGTAACAGTGTGGTTTAGTCCACCCAAAGTAGCTGACCAGTTGCCAGAGTTTTGGTGATTATTACCTCCTACAACTGTAGAACCTTGACCGCTGGCTGTTGATCCGTCTCACCCAACACCTCACAAGAGTTATTGCTTGCGGAGTTGTTTGTTCCTCCAATGGCTATTGCGTTTGTTCCTGTGGCTGTGTTGTTATCAGTGGTAATCCTGCCCAAATTAACATCATTATTAGTGGTTGCTCCGTTAGTTGTGACTGAATCGAGAGTCGGGTCTGCTGGTTGCAAAGCTGTGCCAGCTAATATTCCTTCGGCTGCTGTGGCAAATGCAGATGCGTCTTGCAAAGCTGTGCCAGCTAAGATTCCTTCGGCTGCCGTTGCAAAGTCCCCCGTTGCGGCTTCGGCTGCTGTGCCCAAGCCTAGGCTCGTCCTTGCTGCTGCATTGTCAGCACTCTTTAAAAGGTTGTCTACGTCTGTGGTTACGGTTACGTTTGGCATGATATTTTAGTGTGAATGGATGTATTTATCGTGAGCTGTTCCGCCTGGCTGAAGGTAACTAAATCCGGTAGGGCTGAGATACTGAGTTGTTTCAAGAACGACGGGGATAGGATTGTGAACTAAAGTGAAGCGACCATCCGCGCCATACTCAACGGTAGTCGGTTCGCCTGTGAAGCCAAGATTGGCCCAAGCTGCCTGACGAAACCCACTCGGGTCGGCTTTGCCTCCGTATGCGTATTTGTCTTGGCTCATTTCTTAAGGTGACGTAATCTGCGGGCTGCTGAGATACCAAACTCGTTGATATCCTCAAGCAAGCTCTCCATAGCGTATCCAGTAGCTCCACCAGCAACGCCGCCAGCAACTCCTCCAAGCAGGGCTGATCGATAAACGAGCCTGCGTTTCTCCTTCTTGAGCCGTGTTTTTGCACGACGAAAGGGGTCGAATCGCTTTTTCTTTTTTCCCTTTCGCCCCAATTCTTTCAGCCGCCGAAGATCGGTTGCTGATCCCAGGGCTCGCGTTATTTTAGCGCCACCTTTGATATTCATCAGGACTATTTAGCTTTCTTCTTAGCTGCTTTTTTTGAGGGGCTTGCTTTCGCCTTTCCTTTTTCACTAGGATTTGGGTCAGTATCGCGAGCTTCACGAACTGTGACTATGCCTATAACGCCAGCTGGGATCTCTACGTTATCAGCGTCGGTGACAAAAACAAAAGCGTCTGTTACAGGGCTTGGGGTGTCATCAAGGTCACGAATGAGCTCTGAGACAGAAGCTCCGGTATCTAAGACTGCTTTTCGGAGTGAAACGGCTATGTCGCTTCGATTTTGAGTGATACGAATTCTTTTCATACGTCATCAATCCCCTTGTCAACTGAGCCTGCAATCGCTTCCTCCATCCAAGGGTCTTCATAAAGAGCCCTCATGGCCTCATCAACAGATTCGCGCAGCCTTTGCTGCATTTCTATGGGGCTTTCGATAGCGACGAGCTGTGGGGCCAGCATGGAGGGGATGCGGAGGAGCTGGGACTTTACAGAAACAAGCATTGTCGCGACTTGTCGATAAACATCGTCTTTAGAGATATAATCGCCACGCTCTACTTCAAGGCCGAGTTCCAGACGTTCGCAGATAGCTTTCAATCTCCTGACCTCGAGGTTATATTTGTCCTCTTCTTGGGTTTCCCCTGTCTCCGTCTTCTTCCCTCGAGACAAAGCCCAATCGCGAACAGCATGAGCATCCCAAGTGCCATTTGGAGCTGGCTTTGGAAAATGCGGTTCTTTCCGCCATCTCTGAATCGTTTTACGTTCGATCTTAAGCAGCCCAGCCAACTCAGTTTGGTTTTTCGCAAATCGAGGAAGACTATCTACTGCTTTTGAGGCTATTTTATCGTTTTCCTCATCTCCGCTATCCATGCCCGCGCCGAGGATATCAGTCGCCCTTTCGATGTCTTTGGCTGTCACTTTTGAGCCCTCTTTGACGCGTTTAAGCACGTTTACGGCCCATGTATTATGAGCCTGATTGAGCAGCTTTTTTTGCTCACCTTCTGGGTTGACGTTCCTTTTCTTTGCCATAGAATCGATTTGCTTTGAAAATTCCAGTACTAAGTATAAAACAACCGTGGGCTTGGCTTATTTGCGCCGGCCATAAGCCGATCGAGAACCGAACTTGGTCGATGAAATACCGTGGAAAGTTCTTGGTTCATACATCTAAAGACGTCCGCAACTTGTTTGAGGATATTCGCTGGGTTCGGGAGGAGTATGGGATTGTTGTGCCACTTGAAGAGATGGAGACTGGACGAGTCATTGGGTCTGCGGTTTTGACTGACATTATTGAGGAGTCTCCGAGTCCTTGGTTTGGGGGTCCAAAGGGGTTTGTTCTTGAGGAGCCAAAGCTTCTCCCTGAGAAGAAGCGCTTTGATCTGGTGGGCAAGCCTGGAGTATTCTACTTCGATACCACGAAATTGAAAGAAAAAGCCAAACTATCCAAACCGAAGGTCCGCACAAAACTAGTGGAACTAGCAGCCAAGCCTCCCGTTTCTGAGGCCAAAGGTAAGCTGCAAAAAGAAAAACAAGCAGCCCAACCTCAGACCACCAAAATAAAGTAGAGTAGCTCATTCTGACGTTGCCTCCTTATTCTCTTTTTCCGGTCCCTCTTTCCGAACGTCTTCGTTGTCTTCAAAGACATAATTGTCCAGCCAACTGCCGTCTATATAGCAGTTATCCTCAAGACCGAGCGAGTCTGTAAAATTCTTTCGTTGCTCGTGGTTTTTAAAGACAATGACAGAATAGTAATCCTCGTCGTCAGTGTCTGCTGCTTCACGATCCATTTTGGAGATCAAATCCTTGGCTTCTTCAAGCTGTTTATTTAGCTCGCCCAAGACTTTTGAAGGGGCGGCAGTTGGGTCATTTCCGAAAAGCTGATAAACCTCTGCCATATCAAAGCCGGTCCCTTCGACAGAGACATCATCGTCCTCGAAAATTTCCTTTAACTTCTCAAAATCCCAGTCTCCCTGGGCCGAAGGGTTGTTGAGAAGGACGTTAAGCTCTTTTTCCTCAGCATCATCGACATCAATAACTGCGACAGTAAGCGAGTAGTCCGGATTGCCCTCAAGAACGTCAAGCTGGCTGATTCGCTGATGCCCTCCGACAATATATCCAGACCGGGTGTTCCAAACAATAGGCTCTACGAGTCCTTTTGCCTCGAGTCCTGCCCGAAGCTTAGCCTTGGCTTTGTCATCTATGATTCTAGGGTTATACGGGGCCCCCTTAAGCTTACCTCGAGGGACTTCTTTGATAACGAACTTCTCGTATTTGGATATTTTCGATTTTTTGCTCATAATTTTAGTGATTGTTCTCGTTCATGTCTTCCAGCAAATCTTTGACCAGGGAAGCGCAAAATACAACGACGCTAACAGACCAAAAACAAGCCAAACAAACGCCTCCTAGGATTAGCAGCTCTTTCATACTTGGCTTTTTACTCCTGAGACCCCGTGCAAAGACTTTGATTTCTCATGAATGCTCACGAAGTGCCCGTCAGCTCTCATTTGCTCTAGTTTTAGCTCAGCTTCGGCCTTTCGCATCCACTGAGCGCTCGCTGGATTCATTGACCAGCCGCAGCTAGACCAATATCCCTGTTCGTAAGAATAAATTCCGTATTTCATGCTTTAGATAGAGTGTTTGGGATATCGAAGAACTTCTTGCGAGCGCTGATGGCCCCTAGATACGGGAACCAAGCCAGCATCCTCTGGTAATCCGCTGGATAGGCCTCTTTCAGCCAAAGAATAAAGTCAGGATCACAACCGACCCCAGACGTCGTCGTGTTTGGGTTTAGCGACGGGACCTCTATTTTGTGAGTTTTCAAATAAGAAATGACATCACGCTTTTTCCACTTTTGAATGGGGTAAATCAGGGACTCCCACACAGGGTCGCCCTTTTTTGCTTGGCGGTCTACGTTCTCGAAAAACTGACGTCTTTGAATGCCATCCGCTGAACGCGCCCCGGTAGCGAGATACTTGATGCCCGTCATTTGGAGCTGCCACGCGTAGACGTCCTTGACCGTGAACTTAGAAAACTGCTGGATTTCGGGGGTCGTATCACAGTAGGCCCCATCGCGAAGATAGTCGATAAAACTAAAGTGAGGGACCTGGAAGATAGGTATTTGCCACCGATCTTCGGCGGCCTTGATGCGATCCTCCATAATTTGGAGGCCCGGGACAAAATACATGAATGCCCCCTGGACCTCTTTAAAGGAACGACAGCAAAGATCGAGCACGCAGAGGGAATCCTTGCCCCCTGAAAACGCAACGAGGACTGAGGGGGATTCCCCAGCCCAATTTTCAAGCTGCTTGATGGTGTCATTCCAGAGCTTCATGCCTGAAATAAAACACAATCGTCAACCAAAGATCAAGGTTTAATTAACCTGTGCCGCTACGGCTACCAGCAGCAGCCTTTACGCCTCCCGCTTTCTTGAGGGAGCCAGAGCCCTTCTTTGTTGATTTTGCTGTAGCTTTTCCGCCGCCTTTCAATCCAGGACGTCTTTTCTTAAGTGATGCCATAACAACAGCCGTGATGTCAACTATTCCTGTGACTTGCGTGTCACACCAGGCGGCGCTAAAACTCAGAAAGTGATCCGCGCTATCACTGTCACCCCGAATCGGCGGACCCGGCGGACCTTGGCGGTCCTTGGCGGTCCTGCCGGCGGCCTGGTGTTTAAAAGTATTAAACATAAATAGGTATGGACGTCCCCCCCCGTTTGAGCCCCTGACAAATAGCAACTGGGCAAGGGGTTTAATCCGTTAGAGAGCCCGATAGCCCTTGTGGTATATAGGGAAATGAGCTCCTTTATTCGCTTGCAAAAATCGCCTTTTCTGGTAATATATTTTCCTAGGTAAGAGCGATGAAGCGCTTGCCATACCCAAAAAAAAAAATGAAAGCAAAAACAAAAACAAAAGGCGCTACCAAGGTGGCGAAAAAAGCAGTTACTAAAAAAGCAGTCACCAAAAAGGCGAAGAAGCCAGCCGTTCCTCGTGCTAAGGTTTCGAAGAAGCCAGCGAAAAAAGGATCGGGCGATCGTCTGGTCCAACTATTCCAAGAAAAGCAGAAGTTGAATTGTGGCAAGGACTGCCAAGAAAATGAGTCCATCCGCCTCGAGATTGGAACAAAGCTCTGGGCAATCGCAAACGAGCTCGGAGTAAAGCTGCCACTGAATAAAGACGGCAGTTTCAGCAAAGCTAAAACTGCGCTGTCGACACTGAATAAAACTCGGGCAGATCTGGGTCTTAAAGAATCTAAGGTGCTCGACATGATGACCTGCAAGGCAACCGTGACCAGAGGTATTGAAGTAGCACGCGACAAGCTGCCAGAAGCTGAGCAACAGCAAGTGGCGGTCGCAGCTGACAAGCAACTCTATGGTGAGGTTTCCGCCGAAGCATTGAAAACGGCGATCTTAGTTCTCACTGAGGAAAACAAGATCACCCTGCCAGTCGAATTTGACGACGAGCTTCTGGCGTCCATGCAAGCCCGAGTCGATTTCATTGTCGAGGAATTGGCAGAAAAGAAAATCGAGTCCATGGTCGAGGCAATGTTTAAAAAGCTGAGCAAGTAAAACAAAGAAGAATCCCCGCTGGCATACCCAGCGGGGATTTTTTGTGCCCTTGAATAACGGAAGCATTTCTTTTTCCTGGGCGGGGCGTGACAGTGATAGGGCGGGGTTTCTTTTTCAGCAACCTGTTTACAGGGCACATGGCGGGTATTACCTTTCTTCTTGTAATATTATTAAAATGAGTCATAATCTAGTCAAGGTAAGGGAAAAGCCCGAGCCACAACCAACTGAAACAATGGCAACATTAAAAACTAAAAAAGACACTAAGCCCGCTAAGGCGGAATATGAACCGTATCCACTCGCTGCCCCTATTACAGGCGATGCAGACGTCGATGGATTCGCCAAAAAATGGATCGAAGAAGCAGACTGGCATGAATGCGAAGAGCACCCGGACCACGCAGAAGCGGCGGTTAAGGACCGCAAGTTCTGGTCATACTACAAAAAGACTAACTTCAAAGAGGCAATGCGCGAAGTCGGATATCGGATTCAAAAACGAGACAAGACATTCTACATCATTGCGGCAGACCCCTCCGATGTGCCAGTAAAGCTGAGCAGATCAGAGGCATCTAAGCCTGTGGAAGCCCCGAAAGAAGAACCCGCCCCAGAGGGCAAGTTCTTTCCGACGATTCCATCGGGAGACACGTATTCTTGTGATGCCAAACTAAAGGCAGTCATCGAGCTAGTCAAACTCGACCACGAGCCATCAGACGATTCGATAGAGTCGGCGTCCGGAGCAGTGAAGCGCATCATAGAGATCCTAGAGGCATGAATACAGAAACACCGACAATAGATACATTCATCAAGGCAGTGCGCCACGCCTGCGTCGATAATGACTGGAGCAACATGGAGCTCTGCCGGGAGGCGGGAATCTCTACCGCCTCATGGGGTCAGATCAAGTCCAAACGACAAGCCCCCACATCAGCCCAGCTTTCACGTCTCCAAAAGGCGTGCAAGCTACCAGAAAGCCAGATACCAACAGACTGCAAGCGTTCTCGGCGGACGATAAAGACCGTAAACTTTGTAGATACCAACTTAATGGCATTTGCAGAGAAACAAGCCAGAGTAAGGTTTGGCGGGAACTTTTCCCAATACGTCAACTACCTTGTAAAGCTAGACACGGAGGGAGGGCAGTCATGAACCTTGAAACTGAATGGGCGGGAATCCTAGACGACGAGAAAAGAGAGCTAGCCTGGGCGTATGAAATGGAAATGCGCCGATGTGAGATAATCGTTATCGCGGCAGACCTGGTAAGCAAAGTGAAAGAACCGGCGCTTGTGGATGCCGTCATTGACGAGTGCTACATTCAACACGGATGGCGTCCTGGGGAACTAGA